ACTGATTCTGCTGAAAAAACCTCATATCCGGATTTTTTCAGTGAAAATGTAATTCCACGATTTAAATTTTCATCATCTTCAACCACGAGTATACCTGGCATAACATATGCACCTCTCTTTATTAACTATTCATCTTAAAATGCTTCAATGCCTCCACAATTGCACTTTCTTTATCTTCTGGGCACTGTGGCTGCCTGCTATCTTCATTTTTAGGTAAATTAGGACTTGGAACAAGTTCCAAGTCTGTCGCGGCAGTCGTCGAATTGCCCTGCAAGCAGTCCATTCTCCTCGTTACAACGCGCAAATTCTTTCCAACTTCAATTCCGCATTTTTTCCTTACCTGTGAAATATACAGATTGGAGACCTTCATGCCAGCATTATGTTCAGCCACATACTTCTTTATCTCATCATATGTTGACTTAGTCTCTGCAGATGTTATATCCACATCATCAAGTTCAATCGTGACATTAATATAATCATCTGGTTTTTTGTTGGGACAAAAGAACAACCGTCTCCACATGCGGTGAAAGTTACTTCTTATACTAAATAGCGAAACCGTAGTCTTTTGCGAAAAAGTTCATGTCCCACTTAGGGAGATAGCGTTTACCCCAGCTAAAACCACTTACTTCTTTGTATTATCAATTCTTATATCATTCAATGGTAATGATTTGAATAATTTCAGTACTTTTTTCGCTAAAGTCTCCAACTCCTCAATTTGCCTAAGTAACATATCAGCTTCATCTTTAGCTTCCTCCGCCAATTCAGCAAATGCGTTACTTGCTGCACTCATAGCTTTATCTACATAATAATCTAATTTTTCATCATAAGCCTCAGCATAGCATTCACTAAGATATTCATCCACGAAATCTTGTTCATCAAACTTAGCCAAATCATAGACACTTCCCATAAAAAGCATCTCCATATTTTCAATCGTATGGCTTGCTTCTTCTATCACAGTATCCAAATTATCAATTCCCTTTTCATAGAACACACGCAAGTCAAATATTTTATTAACTCTTTTTAATAATTCCAGGTATTGATAACATATCTCCTTTGCCTTCTCTAAGTCTCTTGTGTGTAAAACACTGCTTGTAGTATTATAATACCATTTTTCTATTCCCCTATGATCTGAGAGTAAATAAAACATCTGATAATACTCTTCATGCATTGCTCCAAACATTGCAATACTCTTTCGTATTGCCGTTTCTAAAAACAAAAGTTCTTCATCTGTCTTATATTCGCTAGAACTATCAATAATCCACGGAAACACTTCCTCTTGTAGAAATTCAATAAAATCAACATCTCTGCTTATAAAGCCCGACTCAAAATTGTCTACACTTTCTTCAGAAAAGTTTGACGATCCTACATACGCAATATTATCAGTCATAATAATTTTTGCATGATTTGAAAAACAAAAATAAACCTCTGCTTTATCCGCAATCTTTTGTGGAGACAACTTACTTTTATATAATGAAATGCTTCTTTTGGCCTTATCTGCATAGGTTTTTCCAAAATAGGATTCCCAACGTCCCGGAATATTTGATACAATACATATCTCTGTATCTTTTTCACAATCCTTCAACGCTTTTAATAAGACATTTTGGTCTTTTGAAATATTATACGTCAAAATATGTATCTGACTTGCATTTTTAAAGTCCTCGATAACAGCAGAATATGTCAGTTCATCTTTCGACATAATAAACTCTGCATCTTCAAGCCTCTTTGAAATTATCATTAACAATATACCTCGTATGCTATAATTTTAATTATTTTCTTTTAGCAAAACTCTCAATTATTTCTCTATCTGTTCTTTCTTCTGTTGGATCATCAGAAAAGAAAAAACTCAAGTTTGTATCACTAAAATATCTTTTGTACAAATCTGGTCTTAATATTTCTGCCTTATTGCTATTTTCAACACTTCTTCCATTAGGCGTCCCATCTTCTTTTTTACCATTTCTTCTAACATCAAAACAATATATCGCATTAGGATTATTGCCCTCTGTTCTTCTTCCAATAAGTAGCCTCTCTTCTGAAGACTTCACAATCACCTTTTCTGATGGTATATAACGTGAAAATATAGCAGAAAAATCTTCAAACAAATCTCTATTGGCGTTACCTTTTTCAACACCGAAAAATTCACAGAATTCATACGCACTATCAAAATGTACATTATAAAAATCAAGATATCCCTTAATTGATACATTTACATTTTCCTGCTTTATAAATTCAACCGTTGCCTTTGCATACTTTGAAGGTCTTTTTTCGTTTTCTCTATACAATTTTAAGATAACAATATAATTCTTATTTTTATATGGAAAGAAAAAAGAATCAATAACCCATTTTTTTATTTCCATATCTTTTAACAATAATGGTAAATTTTTGAATCTTATCTCTTTTTTCAGGTCAGACATCTAATCCTCCCTAATATCTATGTACAAGACAGAAGTTTTTAATATATGCTAAAAATATGTCAACCGAAATACATTTTACCTTTTTCTTGCTGATGCTGCCGCCTCTTTCCGTTCTTTATCGTTCAGTTGAAAAATCATATGAAATACTTTCATCCTATTACCGGTTTCAGGAACAACATGTTCGCTAGTAATCATTAAAGTATCCCTCTCCCCGATTCTTTGAATTCTGATTGGCTGAAAATCCCCTTTGATACTCTTCAACTTATTCTCTATTTCATCAAATCCTTTTTTTAGGGACATTTCTCTATTCATAGATAACGTAATACCAAATTCGAAATTAGGGTTTAAATATCCCATCAACTGGTTATATTGATTTGTAAAGTTTTCGATATATTTATTCTCAAGCACTGCATAATCTGTAACATGTCCGTCCTTCTCTGCGTATATATATAAATCTGTTTCACCCAATTTTTTAATAGCTCGCCCCATTGTAAATTCACGTGAAATGTGCAAATCATACTTACTATTCAGACTTCCTGCAATAGCATCTTGGATATCTGCAGTAATTTCCACTTCATCTCGATTTTCAAAATGGACAATACGTTTCTGGAAACGTTTAATCACAGATATCAATTCCATTACAATATTCTCGGACAATGAATTACACAAACCTCTATTTTTCTCGCTCTGCGTCTCCAAATATCTATCCCGCAAATCACATTCCATTAAATCAATGTAATCATCAAGATTATCATGTTGAAAGAACATTTCTAGCAACTTCGGATTTCTAAGATATAACATAACCATACTACTCAATTGTTCTGGTAAAAAATCATGATCTTGAAAACAAATATAATAGTATTCTTCAAAATCCTGTATCAATTTTAAACTATTCTTTCCATCATCATAATTTAAATCTCTTTTAAGCTCATCGTCTATGGGATTTATTATTAAATCATCTTCATCATCTGTACAATCTTCCCACCAGCATAATATTGCATATAGCAAATATTCATATTTAGGCTTAATAAAATCCCTGATATTTTTTGAACAGATAATTTCATATAATTCATTGACGGCATTTCTACACTCTTGCGGTTTTCTCATAAGATAATCTCTTGGAAAAAATCCATCTAAATCAAACTCCGGATCTGTTTCAAGAATATCTATTAATACCCGTACTATATCCCGCAAATTACTATTAACGTACTTTGTTATCCGCATCCCAAGACTTGATAAATTATCATAATCCACTATATCAATTTGAATCAAAATACTCATCCCTTCTTGACAAGAAAATCTTATTCCGTTCATTATATTTTACCACATCAATCTATATTTTACTATCTGGAAAAAGTGCAAGAAAAAAAGCCGATCAGGAATCGCAACTCCCAATCGACATCTTTTCTTACTCCTCTTCATTTTTGCATTCAATCTCCGTTCCGTCCAGGAAGACCATCAACAATGTTCCATCTTCAAAAACCTTGATGTGGTCCAGTGTTTTCAGCATGAAGTCCGTATCCATCTCCGTCAAAGGCTTTGCCCCATCGATATATTCTATGAACTTCTCTGCCCGATAACTTTCCAAGAGGTTCTCGCTCTGCAGCTGTTCCGTCCACTGCTCCATAAAGTCCTCTCGGTTCTCCACCAATGCGTTCCAAGCCATCAGATAAGCCTTTATCAGCGTTTTTTCCTCTACATGGCGGCTGGCACATCCCATAACTCCTTTGACCTTGTAGCGTTCACTACATTGCCATACCTTACGGTCAACTCTCGTACTACTCCGCCAGCCTTTCCGTGCAAATACTTTATTACAGTCTCCGCAAATTATCTTGGATGCAAATGGATTGCTTTCCGGCAGGTGGGAATAGGAGTTTGTCCCATGCTCCTCCAGATACTTTTTCCTGCGTTTTATTTCAAGCTGTACACATTCCCATATCCGCTTTGAAATGATGGCATCGTAGTCATCCTCCACATAAAACATCTGAATTTCTCCTTTGTTCTGTGTACGTTTCTTGGTGAGGAAATCCACCGTATAACTTTTCTGCAGCAAGGCATCAACCTTGTATTTTTCATTCTCCAACATACTCATTAAGGTTGTGGACTGCCACTTCGTACCGCCATCCCAATTTTTCACACCTTCCCGTTCAAAAATCCTCTTGATGTAATCGGTTGTTTTTCCGTCCATGAATTCCTGATACAGCCGAACCACAATCGGCTCCTGTGTCCTATTGATTACCAGCTTCCCCGTTTCATCCGTATCGTAGCCAAGAAAACGCTTTGTACTCATTTTTTGCTTCCCTGTCTCAAACCTTCTGCGGATTCCCCATGTGCAGTTCTCTGAAATGGATCGGCTCTCGTCCTGTGCCAGTGAGGAAAGAATGGTAAGCAGCACTTCACCCTTTGCATCGAGAGTATTGATATTTTCCTTTTCAAAAATAATCCCTATCCCCAAATCTTTCAACTCTCGCACATAGTTCAAGCAATCCAGCGTATTTCTTGCAAATCTGGAAATGAACTTGGTAATAATCATGTCAATTTTCCCCGCCCTGGAATCAGCAATCATACGGTTGAATTCATCCCTCTTTTTGGTATTGATTCCTGAAATACCTTCGTCTGCATAAGTTCCTGCATATTCATAGAGTGGATTCTCACTGATGTAATTTGTGTAATAATTGACTTGGTTCTCATAGCTTAATAACTGTTCTTCTTGGTCGGTTGACACTCGGCAGTACGCTGCCATCTTCAATTTCTGCACTGACTGTGCTGTTCCTGATTCCGCAGTCGAAATCTGCTTTACTGGTATAACAGTAATGCTTCTTGCCATTTTTAACCACCTCCTCAATCACTGTCTGTTCCGTAATGTTCAAGCCCTGCAATTCGACATCATCAATCCTTATCCCTTTACACGCCTTGACTCCCTTTTCAATGTAGGTGCTGCAAAGCCATTGGATTTTCTTCTTGTAAACCTGTCTGCGCCGGAGCGTTTTTCCGCAGTAAGGACAAATCAACATTCCACTTAGGGGATAGCGGTTTTGGAACTTCATTGTGCTGTCCTGCCCGATATTCCTGTCACGCTTCCTCTGTTCCCTGACTTCCTGCACCTTTTCCCATACCTCCGGCGATACAATTGGCTCGTGATTTTCCGAAATGTAATAACTCTGCACTTCCCCATTGTTTTTCCTTGTATGGTTTCTTTTATTTTCAGGGGTGTAATACTTCTGCAGATGAAAATCCCCTTTGTATTTCTCATTGCAAAGCACCCCATTGATGGTCCCGCTTTCCCATGTAGTTCCCGTCACCGTTTTCACGCCCAGGTAATCAAGCAGCTCGCCAATCCTTGACGAGCCAACATTCATTAGATAAAGGTCAAAAGTCAGACTGACAATTTCTGCTTCCTTTCGGTTTACAATCAAATCCCCATATTCGTTTTTGTCATAACCGAGGAAGCGGGAAGTGGTAATCATCACTTCCCCTCTCTCAAACTTCTTCCGAATGGACCATTTATTGTTTTCATTCATGCTTCTGCTTTCTTCCTGAGCAAAAGAAGCGAGGACGGCAAGCATCATCTCACCGTCCCCTGATAGAGTGTTAATGTTCTGTTCTTCAAAAAAATACCGACACCCAGTTCCTTCAGTTCTCTTGCGAACTTTAGAACGGTGACGGTATTTCTCGCAAACCTCAATATAGATTTTGTAATAATCAGGTCAATCTCTCCTGCCCTTGCCTTCTCCATCATTCTCTGGAACTGTGGTCGGTTCTCACAATAACCGGATATGCCTTGATCAGCAAATACTCCGATAAATTCATATTCTGGATTTCCGGTAATCAGTCTCTCATAGGTTTCCATCTGATTTTCAAGAGAGTCTTCCTGTCTTCTTCTATCTGTGGAAACTCTGGCATAAGCACAAACCCTTTTCTTTTGTAAGACCGAAGCTGGTCGTTTGTTAATCACTTTTACTCGCACGTTACATCACTTCCTTCAAAAAACCTTTTCTGGAACTCCT